TCGCGCCAACCTACAAGTACCTTGCCGATCCCATGCGCGACATTGAACGCGCGCTTGCACCAGTGACGGCGCGCATGGATCGCGTAGAGAAGCGGCTAGATTTGGTGACTGGCGGCGTGATCGACTTTTGGTCGCTTGAGGACATTGATTCGGGTCGTGGCCGAGACTACGACTTGATCGTGGTTGACGAGGCCGGATTCGTGCCGAACCTCCTTGAATGGTGGCGCAACGCGGCGCGTCCGACGCTCTCCGACCGCAAAGGTTCGGCGCTCTTCCTTGGCACACCGAAGGGAACGGGCGACTTTCACCGCCTGTTCACGGAAGCCGAAAGCGACACAACTGGCACGATGCGAACGTTCCGCATCGGAACGCGCCACAACCCGCACATTGACCCGGAGGAAGTCGAGGCCGCGCGGCGTTCGCTGCCGCCGGAAGTCTTTGCGCAGGAGTACGAAGGCATACCCGCTGAGGACGGCGGCAATCCTTTTGGCCTCGACGCTATCCGCGAGTGCGTCGGGCTGCTCTCGACGCGTCCGGCAGAGTGCTACGGGGTCGATCTTGCCAAGAGCCAAGACTACACCGTAATCGTCGGACTCGACGCGGACGGCGCGGTATCACACCTCGACCGATGGCAAGCGCCGTGGCAACTCACGCGGGAGAAGTTGGCGAAGATCATCGGGGACAAGCCCGCGCAGATCGACTCAACCGGCGTGGGCGATCCGATTGTGGAGGACTTGAAGCGCGTCTGCCGTCGCGTCGATGGCTTCAAGTTCACGTCGCAGAGCAAGCAACAACTGATGGAAGGGCTACAGATTTCGATACAAACGCGCGAGATTCGCTACCCGGATGGGTGGCTGCGCTCGGAACTGGAGGGCTTCGGATACCGATACTCCGGAAAGCACGTCGCGTACGAGGCGACAGCGGGACACGATGACGGCGTGTGCGCCTTGGCACTTGCCGTCCATGCACGACGCGCGCGAAAGCCGCTCCTAACGAGAGTGATATGAGCCTAATCGAACGCATCAAAGCGGCATTCACCAAGACGGCGTTCACCGATGACAAGCCGCCGCGCTTCACGTCTGCTAGCGGCATGACGTTCCTTGGGCGCGAGGTGAAGCGTCCCGACTTCAGCCACAAGGCGGCGGTTCAGTATTGCGCGTCGTGGGTCTACGCTGCAGCGCGTCTCAACGCTATTGCTGTTGCGTCGCAGCCGCTCCGGCTGTACGTGCGCTCGCGCGGAACTGGCGCGAAACTTTGGAACACGCGCAGGACGGATCGCCGCACCAAGGCGTATCTCTCCGGCGATCTTGCGCAACTCCCATCGCGGTTTGCGATGTCGAAAGCAGCGGAGTTCGGGGACGACTATGAAGCCGTCGCGGACACCCATCCACTGCTCGACCTATTGACGCGAGTCAACCCGTATCAGAACGGATTTGACGCGACCGTCCTGCGCGTGCTTTACTTGGAGTTGACGGGCAACGCGTACGTTCATCCGGTGATTGATCGTCGGCTCGGTATCCCCGCTGAACTGTGGACGATGCCTAGCCAGTGGGTCGAAATCATGCCGGGTGACGGCGCGCGAGGGGAGCCGTTCGTGCGAGGCTACCGCTACGGGTCGAGCGATCACCAGAAGACGGACTTCACGCCGGAAGAAGTGATCCACTTCAAGTATCCGAACCCGCGCGATATGTACTACGGACTCGGCAAGGTCGAAGCCGCGTGGGGTGCTGTGACTTCAAACGAAGCATTGCACGAGATGGACTATTTCTTCTTCAAGAACAAGAGCCGACCGGACTATCTCGCCGTCATCAAGGGCAACGCGAGCGAAGCGGAGTTGGATCGTTTCACGGCGGAAGTAGAGAACAAGATTCGCGGGACGCAGAAAACGGGCAAGTTCCTTGCCGTCACTGGTGACGTGGACTTGAAGGCGCTGTCGTTCCCACCGAAGGACTTGGAAGGACGCGAGGAGATCGTTGAGGAGATCGCGGCAATCTTCGGTGTGCCGGTGTCGATGCTTCGTGCGAACGATCCGAACCTAGCGAGTGCTGAGGTTGGCTTTGCGTCGTGGAAGGAAACGACGATCCTCCCCGCGTGTCGCATGGATGAAGATGTGTTGAATCAGTCCCTCTTGCCGCTGTTCGGTATCGAAGAGGACGCGTTCCTTGCGTACGACAACCCGGTAAAGCGCGACGAGGTGCAGGAGTCCACGAAGCGCCTGACGTACGTTCAAGGCGGGATCATCACGGCGAACGAGGCGCGACAGCAGGAGGGTCTAGAGCCAATCGAAGACCCGAACGCGGATCGGCTGCTCATCAACGGACAGCCGCTCGGCGGGATGCCCACGCCGTCGCCGTTTGGAGGGCTGTTTGGCGCGTCGGTCGCACCAGTGCAAACGTCGCCGGATGACGGCGTAGACGAGACGTTGGACGCGCCGGAAGTTGTGGCAAAGGCCATCGAAACGAAGGACGCGCTAGGCGACTGCGTGAGCGCGAAGATTCCAAAACTGCTAGACGAGGGCTACCCGCAGGATCAAGCGGTGGCAATCGCGTACGCCATGTGCAGCGAGGGGAAGGGGTTAGAGGAGGCCATCGGTAAGGCCGTCGAAGGCATCGACACGAAGCCGCCGGAGTCTGTCGCCGCGAACGCGCGGCGGGCGCTTGAGGTGCGCGAGTCGAAGCCAGAATCCCAACGCGGCATGACCGAGGTTGGCATTGCTCGCGCGCGCGACCTTTCGAACCGCGCGAATCTCAGCGAGGACACTATCCGCCGAATGCTCGCGTACTTTGAGCGCCATGAGGTGGACAAGCAGGGCGAGACTTGGGACGACCAAGGCAAGGGTTGGCAAGCGTGGAACGGTTGGGGTGGCGACGAGGGCTTCGCGTGGGCGCGCCGGAAGGTGGAGGAGTTCGACCGGGCGCGCGAGAAGAAGTCTTGCGGGTGTGGCTGCAAATCTGCACGCAGAATTTCACAGAAGGCAATGTGGGAATCCGGTGTATCCGATGGGATACACACGAAGAGCGCGGAGAGTGAATCGCGCAAGATCAACAAGAACGAAAACGAAGCCGCGAAGGCGGTATCTGCGGTGTTCGATAAGCAAGTTGTCGAAATCCTTGCGCTGCTCAAGGCGGCGGAACGCCCGTCGCAAGACTTGATTACGCGCGCGGAACGTGTGCTACGCGCGCGCGGCTATCAGCGCGAAATCGTCGCGGCGCTGTCGCCGTATCTCCGTGAGGCGATCACAACTGGCGCGACAATCGGTATCGACACGGTGGCGAAGGTGGCTACCGAGGTGGATTTCCAGTTGGAGCGCGACGACTTGGCGCGATACGCGGACACGGAATCCGTGCGGCTCGCGCGTCAGACGGCATCCGGTGTCACGGAAACGACGGCGGTTCGCGTGCGCGACATCTTGGGCGATGGCTTGGAGAAAGGCGAGAACGTAGACAAACTTGCGGAGCGCGTCCAAACGTGGGCTGATTCGCAGAAGGATCAAGACGGCACTTGGAGCCGCGCTACCACGGTTGCGCGAACGGAAGCGCAACGCGCCGCGCGTGTCGCGGAAGTCGAGGCGTGGAAGTCCACCGGCTTGGTTCGCGGCAAGACGTGGCTTCTCGCGCCTGATCCGTGCGAGTTCTGTGAGGCGGTGGCCAAGCGATACGGCGAGAAGGCCATCGGACTAGACGAAGCGTTCTACCAGAAGGGCGACCTCCTGTTCGGTGTCCCCGATGCCAACGGAAAGACGCGAGAGATGGTGCTCGACTACGAAGACATCAAGGGCGCACCGCTTCACCCGAACTGCCGCTGCTCCATGCAACCTCTACTGGATGACGATTTGGAATCCATCTACCAAGAAATCAAGGCAGACGAGTTGGCCGCAGCAGCACGACGTATCACGGAACAGGAAGGCAACCAATGACGGACACACTCGTACGCAAGGCGCTCGCGGCTGAACTGAAGGGAACCGCGCGAGGATTCACGGCGGTCATCACGGCGGAAACTCTCGACCGTGACGGCGAAGTATTGATCCCGCAGGGCATGAATTCAACCGAGTTCGACCGCAACCCGACGCTCTTCTGGAATCACGACTACGCACAGCCAGTTGGTCGGTGCAACGGGCTGAAGCGGAAGGAATCGACCATCGTTGGGGACTTCACGTTCGCGCAGCGACCGGACGGATACCAAGGCGAGTTCTTCCCCGAGGTTGCGGCGGCGCTCGTCGCACAAGGCATCGTCAACGCTGTTTCGGTCGGCTATATGCCGGAGGACGGCGGCGTACGCAAGGCCATCGACGCGGATCGCAAGCGGTACGGCGAACGCGTCCATACGGTGTACTCACGGTGGAAACTGCTAGAGGTGAGCCTTGCGCCGCTTCAGTCGAACCCCGATGCGCTCATTACGGCGGTGAAAAAGGGGATCATGTCACCAGTTGCCGCGAAGCGATGGTTCGGGATTGAGACACCGAAGCGCACAGTGATTACGGTTGGCGTGCCTTCAACTGGAACGAAGCGCGCGCCGATCAATGTCGAAGAGGTCGTCAAGCGCGAGATTGCTCGCGCTCAAGGCCGCATCTTCCTCTGATCCGTTCGGCAGAGCCTACGGCGAGTCGCCTGCAAGCAGCCTAGATCGGTAAGAAAGATCACACCTGATTTCTGACAGGAGCAGTTGTCCCATGAAGACTATGAACACAGCAGACTTTACCGCTGCGCTTGAGCGCGCCGGAAAGATCAAGGGCGAACCCGGCGTGGTCGCTCAGAAGAAGTTGATTCTTGAGAACTACATGATTGTTGACGATGCCGGAATGGCCGTCGATCCCGACAGCCTTGATGTCGTCGTCAAGGGAATGCCCGCCGCCGAGAAGGAGCCGGAGACGGACAGCGCGCTTGCTGAAGCCGTCGCCAAGAGCGTTCGTCGCTCGCTCGCGGATTTGGTTGTGGAGCGCAAGTTCGCGGTTACCGCGAATCTCGACGCGAAGCCTAACACTCCGTGGGAAACCGCGCGCGTGTACGGCTCGATCAAGAACCTCAAGAGCAAGGAAGCCGCGTACAAGTTCGGTGCGTGGTGCTTGGCCGCGATGGGTCACCAGAAGTCCGCTGCATTCTGCAAGGACAATGGACTTTCGCTCATCCGCACCAAGGGTCACAGTGAAGGCGTGAACAGCGCGGGCGGCTTCCTCGTTCCCGAAGAGTTTGAGAACGAACTGATTACGCTGCGCGAGCAGTACGGCGTGTTCCGCCGCAATGCAACCGTCAAGCCGATGTCGAGCGATACCAAGCGCATTCCGAAGCGCGTCGGCACGGTTACGGCTTACTTCGTCGGTGAGGCAGCAGCCATCACCGAAAGCCAGCAGACGTTCGACAACGTGCAGTTGGTTGCGAAGAAGATCGGCGCTCTCACCACGATCTCTAGCGAACTGAACGAAGACGCGCTCATCAACCTTGGCGACGACATCGCAGGCGAAATCGCCTACGCGTTCGCACTCAAGGAAGACGACTGCGGCTTCAACGGTGACGGAACTGGTGCGAACTTCGGCGGCATCGTCGGTCTTAAGCACGCTCTCACCGATGCCACCTATCAGGTGTCGGACGGTGGACAGACCGCGTACTCGGGCGTTACCGCTGCGGAAATCGCTGCGGGTCTTCGCAAGTTGCCCGCGTGGGCGGCGCAGCGAAACAACATCAAGATTTTCTGCCCCAAGGCGGCGTTCCACGCGGTCTTTGAGCGGATCGCGCTCGGTGCAGGCGGCGTGACGGCTCTTGAGATGGCAAACGGACTCACCGCGCCGCGCTTCATGGGCTACCCCGTGGAGTTCACGCAGGTGATTCCGGTCACCGAGGGTGCGGGCGAGACGTTCGCCTACATTGGTGATCTCCGTCAGGCCGCGTACTTTGGTGATCGTCGCGCAAACTCAATCGCGTTCTCTGATTCCGCGCTCAACTCGTTTGAGCAGGACGAAATCGCGGTGCGCGGTACGCAGCGTTTCGACATCGTGTGCGCCAACGTCGGAGGCGCGACCGCTTCCGGCGCAATGGTTCGCATGACTCTCTAAAACCTCCCTTGTTGCAGGGGGGAGGGGGATTCGTCTCCTTCCCCCCGCACCAGAATGAAAGCAGGACTTCCATGCGACAGAACAGTAAGTTCGTGATTGGCGCAATCAGCGCCACCAACGCTTCCCAACTCACGGCGACCATCGACACGCGCGGCTTCTCGTACGCGCGTCTCTACTGCCTCGGCAACACCAACGCGGGCGTGTCAACCGTTCTCACCAACAACGTTGTTCGCGAGAACGACGACAACTCAACCAACTGGGTGTCAATCGCTGCGACTCAGGCCGGAACCGGATTCACCCCGGCTACGAACGTGCAGAGCACGGCGCTCGCCAAGATCGTGCATGACATCGACCTTCGCGGGCGCAAGCGGTATCTGAACGTCCTGTTCACGCCGCACGCAACCACGGAAATCATCATCGCCGCTGAACTGAGCCTTCCTGCGGACGGCTGCACTTCGGCAGCGGAGATTGGCGCGGCTTTCGTCACGCAGTCTTGATGAGTACAGGTTTTCGCATCCGGCGACCCTGCGGGACACGTTCTCGCAGGGTCGCTATGCTTCTAGCGCGAGGGGCTTGGGAGGTCGCATGGATTGCGTGAACGACATTCTCGCCACAGCGGCGAGCGGCGAAGAAGTCGAGGTTGCAAGGAAGGTCGTGGGCGCGACGGCACGATTTGACGTGCCGGATTTCGACGTGGCGATGGAGATGTATCAGCGCGGCGAAGGCAGCGCGGAGGATCACTGTCTCGCGCGCGGGAAGTACCGCAGCATTTGGAACCGCGAGAAACTGGCGAAGGTGCTGTCTATGGCCGGATGGGAGATCACCGGCGGCATCGACGGCACGTCGTGGCGTAGCCCGGACGGATGGTTGCGCGTCGTGGCAAATCGCGTCCAGAAGCCGAACCCACGGCTACCGATGTCAGAGGTGCAGGCCATTATGTCGATGCCGCGCATTGCGTGGACGGACACGATGGGGGCTACGCATCTCGCCTGTGTGAAACTCGGCATCGACTTCCTCAAGGGCGTTGGCGTGTTTTGGGGGCAGTGCTTGCAGCGGATGATGGAGCAAGTGTGCGCCGATCCATCGCGTAAGTACGTGCTGACGATTGACTACGATTCGATCTTCGATCCGGAAGACATCGTTCGTCTGTGGCAGATCATGGAGACGAACCCCGACGTAGACGCGCTGTTCCCGCTGCAAGTTGGCCGCGACCGCGATACGTGCTTGCTGTCGATGGTCAACGAGGACGGCGAGCGCATCAAGCGCGTTGACGCAGCCGAGTTCCGGCGGCAAGTGCTGCCATGTGAAACCGGACACTTCGGGCTGACGCTGATTCGTACGGACGCGCTGCGGCGCATGAAGAAGCCGTGGTTCGTGCCGACTCCCGCGCCGGACGGCGGGTGGGGAGATGGCCGGGTAGACGACGATATCCACTTCTGGCACGCGTTCCGAGCCGCAGGGAACAACGTCTGCGTTACGCCACGCGTTCGCATCGGACATCTCCAACTCATCGTGACGTGGCCTGGTGAGGACTTGCGGACGATTCACCAGTACTGCTCAAAGTACGGCGACGAGGGGAGGCCAACGGAATGCATGAACTTCTGATGATCGTACGGAATTGCGCCGTACACGATCCCGGCTGCGGGCGGCGTGTGCTGAGGCC